GGCTTTGTTCTAGACAATGCGTCTATGTATTGCCCAAAGTCTTTATCTATTTGCTTAAATAATGTATGTTTAAACAAAGCTTTAAATGCCTCATTTGCTTCTAGCTCCGCCATTACGTTTGCTTGGTAATATAAGAATGCAGATATCTGTGCGACATTGCTATCTCTAATTGCTCCTTTTGTTGGGGTGCCAACCATAAGTCTTTCTAAACCGCTGGCTGCTTGTAATAGCGCTACATTATTAGATGCCAATTTGCTGATTCTCCGACCTTGATAATGTAGTGTTATATCCAACCACATTTCCAAATGGATCAGTAATTGGAGTTGAGCCAACAACCTCAAAAACTGTTGGGGTTTCTGTTGGAAAATCTATTTCTGTCCAGATTGATTTGTTTTTTGCATCACGAATATTAGTAACCTTTTCTCTGTAGGTTATTCTTTCTGACGTTCTAACCTGGATCATTTGCTGGTTTGTGTATTTGTTTCCAAATACCTGTCTATCATTTGTGCTACTTGATGATGAGTTGCTAATGATTCCTTTTGCGTGGCAATCTAATGTTTTATAAAAATTCCAAGATTTTAGTATTGCCCCAGTGTTTGGGTCTTGTGAATCAGACTGTCTGTATAGATCCAATCTCATTACCAGTATTGAGTCTATAAGGTCTAACATTATATAACAACCATGCTGCTTATGACATATGGGTAGAGTAACTGATCTGCATAGGCATTACCAGTTCCTCTGTAAGCATCTGACGCATATTCAAACTGCCAGTCAAATGTCTTAATATTCTTTAGGTACTTATTTGTCCAGACTCTGTCCTTAGAGAAGTAGTCTCCTATTAGTTGGATAGCTGCCTGCTCAACATTGTCTGGTACCTCCGCCCAGCCAAATTTTCCTTGAACACGATACTTAACATCTTTCTGGAAAGCTCCGTGATATGTGTCATTAATTGATGGTGGGATTAATCCATTTGCACTGTATGTTATGTTGTCAAGAGTATTGGTTCTATCTATTCTTAATCCAAAACCTGTCTCAGAAATTATTGGATTAAATACCCAGTTTGTTTCTTCATTTATATTGTCTATAAGCTTTATATCATTTCCATATAACTCATGCAATGCATTAATTTTAAATGGCAATGGCAAAACATCAGAACCTGATCCGTATATAGATTCAGTGCTATCGTACAAATAGAATCTTTGTCCTGTATAGCTTTCAATTACTTTACGGGCAAATTTTTCTGCCATAACTAATTCATGATAGCTTTTATACATTGGGTCAGATGGGTCTGTTCCAAGACCAAGGTCCTCAATAACTTCAGCAAGAGAAGCATATGGCGTTACAACATTAACAAATGTTTCATGCTGTATATTGGTTGAATTCATCTGATACTTCCAGACAAGCTTTAGACTCTTGTCTCTATTTGTTATTGAGTATGGAATATTAATTTGATATGATCCATAATCAACCTCAGACTTTGACGCCAATATATTTGTAAGTATTGGTGTCGCTGGGTTAATAGATGGCAAAATTCCTGGGTCTTCAGTTATGTCATATATGTCTACACGTACATCACCTTCGGCATCAACAATAGCGCCACCCCAAAAAATTTTAGTAGACGCTGGTGCGTTGCTGTTCTTATATACTTCTGCCATATATAACGTTTCGTTTAGTTATAGAAGTCTTGAACTTCCTTTGGTGTGGCTAAACGAAAACCCTCCTCTGTATCAAAGATTTTTTGAGCATCTTCTTCAGACATTGCTACGAATGGATGATCATTTGTAAATGTGTATCCATGAATATCGTATCTAAAGTTTGCTCTTGTCATACGTACCAATACTGAATCCTCTGTCTGTGCTTTTGGATCAAACTTTGGTAAAATTTCAATTTCTTCTGCTGCCTCTTCTAGTGTCTGCAATGTCTTTGCATATACTGAATAGGTAACTCCTTCTTCTGCAAGTGCAGCTATGATATCCTTTTTATTTTTAAGGCCATCTGTGTCTACCGCAAAATCTTCGGCTATTGTTTTTAATTCGGCTACTTTTAATGTGTCAAACGACATATTTATTTCTCCTTCTTGTAGGTCATTTAATTATAGCATTAGTCAATTAAAATGAAAAGCCCCCAAAATTAATTGGGGGCCTTTCTGTGGTTTAATTCTTAAATTAATTAAGAAGCAACCTTAACGTTCTTTACAACAACCCAAGCGTCTGCCTGCTCGATTTGAACGCCAACACGAGTATACATTGTGTACTCGATTGAGTCCTTACGTGGCCAGAAGAATCGGTAAACTGTAACGTCACGCTTGATACCAATAACTACGTTATTTGGGAATGTCAAGTGGATGTCACCGTGTGAACCTGATGCTCCTGAGTATGAGCCTGTCTGAACTTCTGGAAGAAGTGGAACTTCAACGATTGGAATACCAAATGCGTATGGAGCTACATATCCTGCAGGACCAGAAACTGGTGCAACCTCACCACGGATGATGCCTGAAGCAATATCTTGTGGGTTAACGTTCTGGATGTTCTGTGATGTTGAGTATAAGTAATCCTGGATCAAGTTTGAACCTGATAGGAAGCGGAGGTCTGTACGACGCTGCTTGTACTTACGTGGAAGAGCCTTAAGAGCTGAGTTGAACACTGCACGAGAAATTCCCGCACCAGCTGCATCAACAACGTGACCGTTAGCCTTTGCCTTCTTAACTACACCGTCAAATGACTTATAAAGTGCATCTGATGATAGTGCTGTATCGCCATTTAGAAGAAGATCTTCAATGTCGTTACCAGCTTGTGTTGCCATCATTCTGGCAATGTGATCTTCGAGATCAGCACCTTCAATGTTGTCTTCTAGTGACTCAGTTGAAAGCTCCCAATCTAAACGAAGCTTCTTTGTTGTTAGAGAGATCTTTGAGAATGTCACTGGTGCGTTAACGCCTGTGTTCTCTGCTTCAGTTGCAAGCTTAACAAGCTTCTCACCAACTGACATGCGGTCAATCTCTGTTGTATCAGACTTCATTCGGACCGTACGTGCAACCTTACCAATTACGGTAGCGTCGAACATATAATCTAAAAATCTTGCTGACTGCTCTGGGTTTAGAACACCACCGTTGCCATTTTCTGACGCAACGTGATCTCCTGAACCACCTGTTGCAGATGCGAAGGTACCGTTAGCGGACTGTGGTCCACCAGCGATTGTTGTACCTGCTGCTGCTGCCTTTTCTAATAATTCATTACTCATTTATTTCACCTACCTTTTTAGTTAAAGATTTCATTTACGGAACCGAGGAAAGAACCGTTCCATTTTGATTTAGATTTTGTTACTACTTCAGACCCGCCGAGGTCTGAAGACTTCTTAATTGCTGTTTCGCCTTCTACGGCATCAACACGCTTCTGAACACCGTCAATAGTGCCCTTTATTTCTGTTACTGCTGCGCTTAGTGCGCTGTGCTTCTCTGCTAACTCTGAAATTCTAACATCGACATTCTTGCTGAATGCTTCAACAGATTCTTTGATCTGTGAAACTTGTGCAGCATTTGCCTCTGTAGCCTTTGAAAGTGTGTCCGAGAAAAAGCCCTTTAGGTCGCCCAACATTTTTGCAAAATCAGGTGTATCAACCTCTGCTGTGGCTGCTTCTTCAACGGAGTCGGCAGGAGCGTCTACTACTGCAGCTTCTGCTACAGGAGCATCTTCTACAATAGCTTCTACAACAGCTTCAACGGCTGGTGCTTCTTCTAGTACGTCTACAGATTTTTCAATTACTGTCTCATTTTGTACGTCTGACACTTCATTACCTCCTTCTACGTTTGCCTGTTTTGCTATTTGTGTATCAGGCAACGCTAATCTTGTCTTCTTGAATGAAGCAAGAATCTTATCTATTTCTTTTGACTTGTTTATATCTGATGACTCAACCCAGCCAATTAGAGTAGCTGGCTTTCCAGATATTGGTGAGTCAAATGTTTTTTCTGTTGATATAAATACAGAATCACTTTCTTCGCAATAAAAAATATTTTCAGCAACTACTTCTGTTGCTATTCCCTTATAGACCATCTTGCCACCAACTTTTTCAATAGAAAAAATGTTGCATAGTTCATTTGCTGGTGAATCGACTATTGATAGCTCAACAAGATCATAGTCTTTAATAAATCTTACTTGCTCTCCAGTTGCCTTGTTAATCTCATTATCTGATTCGTTAATTTTTCCGCCAATTGAAAAACCAGAAAGAGTGCCATCAAGAACTTTTTCCCAAGTATCTTGTGCACCCTTTGAAATGTATGAAGTTACATAGACTCCATTATAAAATGTTTGTGATTTTTGATCGTAGTATGTCTCTGGCTTAAATCCAATAACCTTGCCTACTGCAATTGACTGATGCATCTCTCTAAGATTTCCACGGAAATTTTCAAATGCCTTCATGCTTGCTTCTGCTGTAACAACGTCGCCTGTTTGGTCAACATTGTCTAATGTTGCAAATCCTGATACAGTTCTCTGTTCACGGTTTACTTTTGTAAAGGGTACTGAGAGATGGAGTTTTTCTCCATCACTAGACCAGTTAGACTTTTCGATAATCATATGCTTAATTTTATAGGTATATATATCAAAAGGCAAATAGCAGTTGAGTAAAGTTATTTGACTTTTGGACCGTCGCCTTTGGCATTTCTACCCTCCCCATTTTTATCTGGGGCATTCTTGGCACGTTCTTGATCTCTAGTTTTATTACCAGTAGATTTAGCTCTTTGGTCTGCTTCTTGCTGTGGCTTTAATTCTATGACTTCGTCTCCTCCGTCTAGGGGAATCATGCCCTTTCTAATTCTAACTTCATTAGGAGTCAGAACCTGCATGCGTAGATAAATCTCATCAATTTGGCTCTGAGAAATTTCATCAGTTAGGCTTAGCTCATTAAATTTAATAACTAAGGCGTCTGTCTTTTCTTCAATAATTGCATTGATTTTCTTCTCAAGTCTCATCTGTGCTGGACGGCAAACCTGCTCTTTAAATGTTTTGTCTGCATCACGTGCCACCGCTAAATTGACTCCTGGCGGGGTGCCGATTTTATTAATTGGTACACGGTGAGCCATGAGAATTTCATCTCTATTTGTTTCACGATATACATTAAATGAAGACTCTTGTGCGCCTGCTTCAATAGGCTCCATCTTGAATTCTGTCTTTGAGTCTGGTGTGTCTGCTGGCAAAGGGATATAAAGTGATCTATGGTTTTTGCCTTTAAGCCCTACCTGGAAAAATTCAAGAAGCTTTCTTTCTGACTCTGGTGAGAGCTTTGCCCCTTTTACTGTAATAATATATCTTGGCACCGCCTTGTTTTCAAAGTAATCAAGGTTATATCTTCCAGAAAATTCATTTCCAGTCAATGCCATTTGTGCTGCAATAATATCTGGGATACCATAATAGTTATTCATTGGTGTGTACTTCTTTAAATGAATAATCTCGTTAGGTCTATCCTCTGCCCCTGCAATTGGATTAGGAGTTTCTGTATCTCCAAAGTTTCTAAAGAATACAGCCTTACCATATAGAAGCTGCATGAACCCATCACGCAGCCTACGTACACGCATAGTCTTTGATGGGATGTGTCCAATGTAACCAATATTGCCAGCTGTAGTTCTGCCTATCTCAAGATAGCCATTTCCAGTTGCTTCAAGGTCTGTATAAACTTTAATTAGTGTTTCTGTAAAAGTATCTTCATCGTTAGTAGAGTCAAGCCAATCTTGTAGATCTTGCTTTAACTTATTTATTTTTCTTCTTGCTCTTTCAAGCTGCTTATCGTCTGTAATTTCATCAATAGCATCATTGGTTTTTCTTGTCTCCATAAAATTGTAGCCAAGCCCAACAATGTTTGCAACCTTAGAGTTAACTGCTGCATAGTTGTATGTTGATATTTCGTATACCTGTGACAAGTACTCTAAATTATATTGTGGTTGAATCAAGTCAAACATAGCATATCCGCTAATTGCTTGAGCCATTAAATTCTGTTGTGTAGCCGCCCCGTCTTGACCAGTAAACGATTTAGAAAAATCTCTGTTTACTTTTCTTTTAAAGTTAGTTCCAAGACCTCTTACTTTTTTTAAATCATCGATGCCTATTGCAAATGGATCAAAGTGCTCTTTTTCTTTTTTAAATGAAAACCAGTCAGCAGTATTTGATATATTAATTGTTGAAGAGTTGTCGTCGCTATCTTCAATAAATTGTGCTGTCATTGTACTTTACCATTCCTTAAGGCACCATCTTTGTAGTTACCAATGTCTAGTGGATCTGGCACTAGGCCCCACTGAAGTCTCTGTGACTGATGCTCAAATTCTTCATCATCAATTTTTCTACGCCCAGCTAAAAACTTTGGCTGCCCTACGTCAATACCATATGAACGAACTTCTCTAGCAAGCTGATCCATCTTTGACTTGTTGCCCTTCATAGATGTAACAGAAAGGAAGTTGCCATCATCATCACCAATCCATCTACCGTCTGGCATTTCCCACACGTATATGCCAAGTCGTGTCTCTTCTACAATTGATGATCTTTGATTTAATATGTCCATAGTACTTAATTTTACCATTACTTAATGCCAAAGTCCAGATTTTGTCAAGACTTTGTACAAAATTATGAGTTCTGGAGAACCACCCAGTCATTATCATAGTACTCTACAGAACTTTCGGTCATTCCGATGCCAGAATCATAGACTACTGCAGTTGCTCTGCCTATATATAATGAATAATTATATAGACATTCAGAAACATTAAACTGCTTTTCATACAGGGTTATATTTTGATACAAAGACTTTGGGCCAGACCCATTAAACTCTATATCTCCAGATACTGGGGTTCTTAGTACGACTAGAATATGGTACATGTTGCCAGGCTCAAAAACTGTTGATATGTTGGAATCGAATATCTTGCTTACTCCATTAACATAGAATCTCAAAATGTTACTTCCTACGCTTATCTGGCCTAAGCTATTCCAAGAAATTCCGTCAACAATAGATCCAGCAATTATGGAGTCTGGGGTATAAAACATTTCTATTGTATTTATCTGGCTGGATGTGTTGATGAAGAATCCTGAACCAGACTTTACATTTACTCCGCTTCTTGAGTCTCTAGTCATAATAGGATATCTTCTATTGCCAATTCCAATATTGTTATCTCCTGGGTACAGGTAATCTTGAGAATTGTTTGAATACTCTTTATTATCGGCATACATTTTAACTATGAGATACTCTAAAGATGGTATATATCTAGATGTATCTTCAGATGTAAATACTATTTTAATGTAAAGCTTTCTTGATTCACTAAAATTTGTTGAGGTATATTGAGGTATTACTGAGTTGTTCTCACACGGCTCAAATGCTATTCCGTCTGTACTTGAAAATACTGTTATTCCATTATCTCCTGCCCATTCTATTTTTGAAGAAGTTGGAGAAAGAGAGGATGGAATATATATCATGTCTATTATTTCAACAACAGAATCTTCTGCAGTATCTGTTTTAGATATAGAAAGTGTTTTTTTAGATGTGTTGTGATCAAGACCATCTACTAATATGTCTGACCAATCTTTATCTACTGGGTATCTAAAAACAAAATCTGTCATATAGTTGCTGTCGTTGATTTCAAAAGCTTTTCCATTTAATGGACCATAGACATCTAAAGGTCTTGTTGATACTGCATTTAAATAATGGTTTTTAATTTTAACATCTGTTAGGGCATATCTGTATATTGCTAGGCCGTTTACTAAAAAGTAGTTGCTGCTATTTCCAGTTGGCCCGCATAGTAAAGACAAATTAGAATTTGTAAATTTAAAGTTTTCAATGTCTATTGATGAAACCAATTCTCCATCTACATAAAGCATTGCGGAATCTTTGTTATACACTGCAGCTAGGTAGTAAGCCTTCTTTTTGTATGGCAAAGTATATTCAATAGTATTTGTATTTAGCTTAAAAAGAATATTGCCTTTATGATAGAACAATCCTACGCTATTTAATGAATCTCCAATTAATGGTATTGGGTCAGACTCTAAAGCATTGATTGAAGGGTATATAAAAATTTCAAAAGAAAATGTATTATCAGAGAATGTATCTTTTGCAAATCCGCCTTTAACAATTTCTCCGTTGTATCCTCTTGCATTATTTATATTAATAGATGCAACGCTATCTATTTTTATTGCATATGGGTCACCGTATACTAAAGGTATAATATCTGACTTTACTTCTCCTGAATAGAATCCGTTATTTTGGCAACCAGAAATATCGACAACTGCATTTCCAGAGTCTAATGAGTAGTTCGCAAATGCAGCTTTAAATTCCTCATATGTATTATAATCATTCAATACATCTTGGTAAGACGGAATGCTAAATGCTTCTGTTATTGCACCGCTATAATATACTATTGGGTTGTCTGCTAAGACAGAGTATTTATATGACATAATTACCCCTGTTCTAGTTGTGCAACTCTTGTAGATAATTCCTGTACGGCTTTAATAAGTGGAGCAATAAACTGCTCATACCTTAATGCTTGACTTTGATCTTCTTTCAGAATCCATCCGCCAAAATCTTCTGCCCCAGATCCATCTACTGCTGCTTTAACTTCTTGAGCTATCAATCCATAATGAACTCTTTCGCCAGCAACTGGTGTTTCAATCTGATTGCCTTCTGGGTCAAATGTAGTTACGGTATCGCCAACTATGTATTTATATTTTACTGGGTTTAGAGAATTAATAAAATTTAATCCTAAATCAGAAGACTCTATCTCTGTTTTTAAATTTAAGTCTGAGGGTGTAATTAAAGATGCAGCATATACTGAGCCTTGGAAGAATCCCCTCTTCCAATTCTTTGCAACTGGTATTCCAGAAAATACATCAATCTCTTGACCTAAATCAAAAAAGTTATTTGATGATGGGTACCAATTTGAATTAACTCCATATGCAGAAGATGTTGCTAAGTTTAAACTTATTCTATTGTCTAGCGGATCAATGTTTGCATTTTGTCCTGGTGGGCCCTGGGGTCCAGTAGCACCAGTTGCTCCGTCTGCGCCTCTTGGAATTGTAAAATTAAGCTTTACATCAGATGATGTTCCAGAGTTTGTAACATTTGCATTTGTTCCAGCAGCACCTGTCGCTGTTGATTCTACAGCTACTGTTGCAGCTGCGTCACCTTTGTCACCTTTTGGACCTGCGGGCCCCTGCACACCCTGCTCACCCTGCGGTCCAGTTGCGCCAGTCAATCCCTGGGGACCTTGCGGTCCTTGCGCTCCTGTGGCTCCTGTGGGGCCTGCGGGCCCTACAGGGCCTGGGTGTGCGTCTAAGTACTGGTCAATGTCCAAAGCAAGCTGAGAGATATCCCTAGGTACGTCAGGGGTATCTGTGTAGTCTGGGTAACTAAAGTCTTTTGCGTTTGGTACAGTAGCCATTTTTTAATTATACCACCTAAATTACCAAAGCCAAAAGCCTGGGCACATATACTTTGTGCCAGATATTAACTTTTTAGATTGGTGCAGATATGGTTCTGAAGATGGGAATATAACTATACTTCCAGCTTGAGGCTTTATAGTAACGTTTTGATTTGGAAAGGCTAACTCTCCGCCTTCATAATCATCGTTTAAATATGAAACAATAGAGTATCTTAATCTTGCATCTCCGTCATTTTGATCAGCATGTGGACCCATTTCTGTTCCAACATTATACTTTTTAATAGCAGAGTCGGTATCAATTTTTACATCGCCCTCTACATTATTATATTGCTTATATAATGAAGCGCAGAATTTCATATTTGCAATAACGCTATTAATTATATAAAGCTCTTTTGGAGAAGGCTCTTTACCAATTTTTTCATAATTAGCATCAATCATTTTTGCATAGCCATATACAGTATCTGAATCATTGCTTGCTGTCCATGGCTTCCATTTAGATATAAATGCAGTGTCAATTGAATCGTCATCCTCTGACTGCTCTATAAGATCTATTAATCTGCTAGGCTCAGAAATTGAATTAGTAAAATAAAATATGTTTGGTGCTAATTGGTGAAACTCGTACATTTCAATCTCCTATAAACTCGGTTCCAGTAAACCAAAATGATGGACACATGTATTTGTGTCCACTTTTAACTAAATGTGCTGTGTGGCTGTAAGGTGATGAAGAAGGAAATAGTATTGCACTTCCAGCCTCTGGCTTTATAGAAACTGTTACCTTACCTACATTTTCTTTTGCAAGGAAGTCTGGGTGTGGCTTATCTTCATGTTCAACTACTCCGTCTTTAATGGTAAATGATATTTCTCCACCCTCGTATTTATCATTTAGATATAACACTACAGAGTATCTTAACCTTTCATCTCCTTCTTGCTGATCAAAGTGTCCGCCCATAAAAGTTCCAGCATCGTACTTGTTAATTCCGACATCTGGATACATATTTAATGGATCTTCTATTTTATAAAACTCTCTGTAAGCTTCAAATGAATTTCTAAAGGCTGAGCTTATGGTACCAAATATGTAAGAGAATTTATCTAATGTATCTTCATCTATTAACTTTGATAGCTCACCAGACTTATAGTTTTTCCAGTGGTCTGAGTTTATGTTTTTGTTTGTACCATAAACATACATCTCTCCGCTACAAGCTTCCCAAGATTTCCATTTTGGAATCAAGGTAGTCATTTTTTCATTATCTTCTGTTTTTTCAATTGCAGAAATTAAATCTTCATGATTATCAATTAGTCCTGTTACATAAAGTATTCCATCGTGTAGCTCTACTACATTCATGATATCTCCCCCGATAATTCTTTTGCTGGCCTGCTTGATACACCTGGGCCAGGAAGAAGTCTCTCTCCACGGTCTCTCATTTCAGCCCACTCTTCAGCATCTTTTGCTTGCTGTAGTCTTGCTTCTGCGATTTCCGTTTCCCATCTAGCTCTTGTTTCATCACTATACTCTATCTCTTCAAAATCCCAAAATGATCCAACTGTATATCTTGTTCCACTTTCTATTGGTAATACTTCGTGTATATTGTGATGACCACCCTCAAATGCTGCAAGCAGTCCTTTTCTTGGCTTTATTGTTATCTCATGATCTCTAAAGTTAAGTTCTCCACCTTCAAAGTCATCGTTAAGATAAAGGAATGATGCCATTTTACTTCTTTCAAAAGCATTATACTCTGGGCTGTCTAGTGGAGTATTATCTGAATGGAATCCAGCAAATGCACCTTCTATCCATTTTTGTGAGTGGTAGCTAACTTTTCTAAGTGGTCCACCTCTTGTATCTTCTGTGGCAGCCTTGATGCCAGCCTCTAAATCTGTAAAGAAATTTGCTGGTAATCCAAACTTAAACATATCGTCATCTTCTGGTAAGTTTGAAGAGAATGACTCGTAAAAAGAAATTGGTCCCCAAATAAGAGTACCCTTTTCTGTTGAGTGATCCCAATACTTTAATATAGCATCACAGTGTTCTGGTGATATAAAGTTTTCGTACAGTACTACATCGCTCTTTAAAACCTTCTTGCCATCAAGATTATATATCATTTAGTCTTCTCGCTTTCGATACGTCTTGTCGATTTATCTGTTGATAAACTCCGTTTGCCCTGTCTCTTTTCCATCTTTCTCTTTCCATCTCTGCCCAAATTTCTTCTCCATAAAGCTGCTGGTTTTTTATCCACTCTTCAGTGCCTTCATGAAATCTAAGCATATTGTTTCTGATAAAGTACTTTGGCTTACCCGTAATTTTTCTAACTCCGTGATGGTATAACTCATCACCATCTGTTAAGAAATTAGGATCTCCTGCTGGGAAAACAATTACATCTCCAGCTTTTGGCTTATAGTAAAATAGCTTATCGTTTATGTAAAAATCAACTCCGCCGCCTTCGTAGTCATCATTTAAATACATAGTTACGGTTACCGCAAAATTATATCCTCTAGCGTCTCTTTTTTCTACCTGGTAGTCTGTGTGATAGTGCATTGCAAGATCTAGTGCTACTTCTGCTTCTTCATTATATTTGCATATAGAAGGGCCCATTTTTATCCATTTGTTTTTTGTTCTACCATCAACTTCATCAACAAATGATTCAAATGAGTATTCAACATTATTTTTCTTAAAATAGTCATCAACTACTGTAAAAAATACTCCTTCTATTTCTGCTAGAACTTCTCTTTCTTTTATAACCCTTGGAGTATCTTCTGCATCACGAATAAAGTTATCTGCCTCTAAACCAAACGTATACCAATCTTCCCAAGGGTAAATCATTGAGCCTTCAGGATTTACCTCTGACTCTATTATTGTATTTAAAAATGAGTCTAGGTCTCTGAAGGGGTTAGAATAAACAAAAACTTTTGGATAAATTTCTCTGTACTGAAGTTCACTCACGGCTGCTTTTCTCCTGTATGTTTTAATATATTCCAGAAAAATGGTGATGTATATCTATTACCAGATAAGACTGGCCTTACTCCGTGAACGTAATTTCTATCTCCTGGGAAGAAGTAAGCTGATCCAGCATTTGGTTTAAATTCAATTCCTTGTATTGGAAAGAATAGTTCTCCGCCTTCGTAATCATCATTAAAATAAAATATTGATGCAATGTCGTAATGTGGAAAATCATTAGGCGTTCCAGCATCTGGGCCTTCGTGAAGTTCTTTATCTGCATGAGGATCTTGTCTAGTTCCAACTGGCCATCTTACGATAGCTGGGCCCGTTGCCTGTACGTCTACATCAAAAAATTTATCTACTTCTTTTTTAAGTCTAACAATTAGTCCTTCAACAACAGTTACAATTGAAGGGTCATGAGATATATCCATGGACTTTCTGGTACATACTCTGTCTGCCCATACATTTGCATCATATATAACTGTGCCGTTTTCATTAAAATGTGACTCTGTTATATCCCATGTCTTGTTACTAAATGCAAAATCAGTTAATCTTTGCTTTTCTGCTTCTGTTAAAAAGTTTTTTAACTCAACAATATTGTCTGTTGAATCACCAAAAAAACCAGAAGGCGTAATTGATGTAAGCTCTTTGTAATTATGCTCTTTGTTTGTATTTACTTGCTTTTGCATTTTTTCTCCTATTGGTATTTTCTTTTTGACCAAAACTTCTTTTTATAGACTCCACCATCTGGTGATCTAAATGTATTAGCTGTCTCCATATGCTTTTGTAAAATCTCTTCTGCCGTCCTAAAAACCAAGTCTGATTCCCAGTCTTCTCTTTTGAAAGGAATTATTTGCATATACGGTGTGCCTGCTGGCACTACGCCTGTAAAACCTTTTTGCAAGAAAAACGGGATAAGACCTGAGTTAGTTACCTTATCACTATCTATTATACCAGCCACTGTTAAAAATGGTAAATCAAATCTATTAACTGGGGATAGGTAGATTGCGCTATATCCTTCTGGAAGGACTGGTGCCCAATTTGCATACCAATGAAAATGATCATCGTCATATCCTGCTGGTGTTACAAATCCCTCCATCTTTGCTCTTTCTCCAACAAAGTCTTCAAAACCAATATCTGTTTTAACCTTTGTTCTTCCACGCTTTTCATAAAACTCAATATCGCATGGAGTAAGTAGAGCATATCCTGTTGTAAATATATCAAGTATTGCTGGGCAAGACTTATAGGACATTACCTTTGATATTCCATCTGGGTTTACGTAAGGTACTCCATTTGGATCTTTAATATAAATACTTGCATCTTGCCACCATTTTGCAAGTGATTTGCTCATAGGAGATGGTGAATGAGTGCCATCCTTCTTATTATAAATTTTATTAGAATGAAATGTTATTTTATTTGTCACTGCAGGCCACTGGCTTTCCGTCATTAACTTTTAATCTTAAGGCTTTTATTTCGTGATCACCTATTTTATTACCATAATGATCTACACCATCTCTATAGAAATTTGTCCACTTGCCAGCCTTATTTATCTCATAAACAATATCTCCATATTTATCATCTGGGAAAAACCCTGGAGGCAATTCAAACATATCACGAACTACTGCTTCTGAGTTATTTAGTTCTTGTAATGATATTGGCATTATGGATATTACTGGTGTGCCAGCCTTAATAGTAATTACTGTATCTGGTCTAGTAATTCTCCATGCTACTGGAAATTCACCCTTAAAAAATGAAGTTGATATGACTCCAGTAAATGGGTGTGCTCCGTCTATAAATTGATTAGGGACTGGCATTCCCATTATGCTGAGGTTCTCTTCGGTTCTAAACAGCAAGCCAGTATTAAAGCTTATAGTTGCATTTCCTCTTGTGTTATGTGCGTACTTTTCTCCTGAAAGAATCTTTACATGATCTGATTCTGAATTAGAAATACCATCCCATATAAAGCTAATATCCTCTGGAAAAGATATCCCCCAACCAAGAGCATTTGAAAGACTTACTGGAAAACATTTATATGCATGCGCCTCATAAGTTTCGTCCATCCAGGATCTTTTTATTCCCAGTGGCTCAAGCTTTCCATAGTTTGCTCTTGTTTGGTAGACATCAAATTTGTGCATTAGTACTCACTATCTTTTAATGAAAGATTTGTAGCATGCTGCTTATAAAATTCTGGCGAGTGTGCAGAATCATTATAGTCAGTCATTGTTACTAGGGAATATTTTGTTCCAGTTAGAACTGGCATCGCTCTGTGTGAAAATAGATACGTTGATGGGAAAATAAATAAGTCTCCAGCATTTGGTTTTACCTCAATGCCAAGTTTTCCAAAACTTAATCCGCCACCCTCATAATCATCATTTAAGTATCCAACCATTGAAACTGTAGCAATATATGACCAGCCGTGGTCAGCATGCTCAGCAAAGTGTTGTCCTGGGCCATACTTGATAAAGTTCATAGCTTCCCAATACTTCATATCAATATTGTAAAACTTTGAATAGTCATCTAATGCAACTTTTTGAGCGTCGTAAAGATCTTGCCAGACACTATCAAATTCAAGCATGAACTCATCTTTGCCTGGATAGTCCATCTTTTTTAATTTAAAATCGTAGCAATCACGATACTCTGGAATTTTTTCTCTATAGCCTACTGTGGCTTCTTTCCAGTTATGTAGTCCATTGCTTGCCTTTAGAGTATTTTCAACTCTTTCAATGGCATTGATTTCTGGCTTTAATACGTCACGGTATAGCCACAATCCAGGAAACAATTCTTCTTTTGAAGAGTATCCAATATTTGACATCAATTACTTCTTTCTATTATTATCTAAATTAATAAAAAATTAATTTAGCTCCAAGCACTTCCAGTTTCTGGTAGGGTTTCAGAAGTTACTGGGTAAACTGATACACCTTCAGCTGCAGCCTTTATAAATGCCTGTACTGTTCCTGTGCTTACATACATAACTCTTTTTATATAAAATATTTTATTGTCAGAGATAAAAGCAAATCTGTGCTGTCCTTCTACAATGTGTGCTGGTTCACTGTCATCATGAGTAAAAGATGTTCCATCCCATGTTGAGCCAATTCTTGCCTCTTCATTATCTGTTATATCAATAATGCCAGTTGTATTATCAAATCCCGCTTTTTTTCTAGGATATGAAGAAGCTTCTGGATCTAATGTAACTGTTCCTAGAACAATATTATCTGAAACAAAAACGTATGAATTTTCTATAATTGCCATTTTTTTCTCCTGTCAATAATTATATCATTTAAGTGGGGCTGTTACCAGCCCCACTTAAATTTAATTTAGTATCTGAATCCGAACCGTGGTGGTGCGAAGTACGGTGGGAAGTATGGTGGTGAGAATCCGAAGAACGGATATCCTCCAAAGTACGGTGGGAAGTATGGTGGTGAGAACCCAAAGTACGGTGGGAAGAATGGTGGGAAGTGTGGTGGGAAGAACGGTGGGAAGTGTGGTGGGAAGAACGGTGGGAAGAATGGTGGGAAGTAAGGTGGGAAGAATGGTGGGAAGTGTGGTGGGAAGAATGGTGGGAAGAATGGTGGGAAGTAAGGTGGGAAGAACGGTGGGAAGTGTGGTGGGAAGAACGGTGG